CTTCTTTCACTTAAAACACCTCCTACAAGTTTTTGTTTATTATTTCTATCTATTCCTACATAGCAACCTGTATTTTCTTCTTTTGTATCTTTTCCTGAATAAAAAATGCACTTGTTATTTATATTATTCATACAGTCTTTACATTTTATTAAATCTTCAAATTCTTTATCTGTTAAACCCAATATTTCAATATATGAATAATAGTAACAATAGTCAACTATTATTCCATCCTCGTTATATACTGTTACCATACTGTCGCCTACTATATTTTTTGTATTAAATGCCTGTTCGTTAGGATAATTTTCTTGTAAAAATATTTTTAATTTATCTATTTTATTCATATCTTATTTATTTCTCTCTTCTAATTCTTCTAATGCTTCTATAAACTCTTTTTGATATTCACATTCTTCACACTTTTCATTACAAATAGTATATGTTTCTGGAGCTAGTGGGCATATTATATATCCTTGTTCTTCTGCTAATGCATCTCTTAACCATTGTTCCATATCTTATTTACTCCTCTCTAATTTTTCTATGCAAATCCTTGACCTTTTTCATAAAGTACCCACCTGTTTTTATCTTGCCTTTGATAGTGTCTTTCACTTAATGGTGCAACTAAATGTATTCTCCAATCATTATCTTCATCTTTTAATGCTTCTTCCTCAGCTTCCTTAAGAGTCCATAAATCACTTTCATTTTTTATTGAATTTTCATTGTAAATTTCTTTTCCGTTTTTAGTTACTGTTGCAACTCCAAATCCTACTGCTATCAGCATTTCTTCTGGTGCAATATCATATTGGTAACCACAATATAAACATCCTCCGAATCCACCTTTAATAGGCTTTTCTTTTTTCCACTTCATA